TTATGCAAAGTGTTGCAGGTGGTGGAGGAAAGGCTGTTGGTGAGAATGGAAAAGGATTACGAGATTCAGGTTCTAAAGGAGATGGAACACCATCCAGGTTGGAAACTGTTTCAGGCCCACTTGCAAGAACTATGCAAAGCAAAAGAAGTGGAGAAATCCAAAGCTCTCAGGGTGGACAACCATTTTGAAGCCTTAAAAAAACAATTTGAAATAGATGGAATTAATTCTGTGGTGACAGAACTTTCTAGATATATCACCAGGCTCTCACCAGAGCCTGAGTCACAACCCGTATAGGAGATCATTATGCCGGACGATTTAACCGAACCAGAAGTTGAAATTTCTTCTGAGGATAAAAAAGAAGATGAGCTTTCACAGGTCACGGTTGACCTAGACAAAAAGAGTCCTGACCAGACTCAGGAAAAATCAACTCAAACTAAGGAATCTGATAGGTTCTCTGAAGATTTAAAAAAACTTCACAATACCATCGCTTACCAAACTAGACAATTAGAAAGAGCGATGAGAGAAATGGAAGAACTTAAAAGAGTCCGTAACTTTGAAGAACCTAAAAAAACTGAAATTCCAAAAGAGGATCTTGATGAGATTGATATAATTGCTCAAAAAGATTGGAAACTTGGTGTTAAGAAAGTTGTTGAAAAAGATATCGAATCAACCATTTCTTTTATCCTAGAAAAAAGGAAATTAGAGGAAACTAAAAAATTCGAGCAACAAAATCTTTATCAACAACTTGAAAAATCAAAACAAGTTGTCCTTTCCAAATATCCTAAAATTGAAGATGAGGAAACCGAAGAATCAAATATTTACCGACAAGTCATAAATGAAGATCCATCAATTTTAAAAAATGTTAATGGCCCCGAAATTGCCATGTACAGAATGGAAGAAAGATTAAAATTGATGGGTAAAACTCCAGCAGGTGTGCGCCCCATGATTGATAAAGAAGTGAGTAGATTGGTTCGCGCAGGAGTATCGTCTGTAGTCGGGAAACAAATTAATTCGAACGGAAAAATCACTTTAACAAAAGAACAAAAGGAATTTTGCGATCATTACAGTATTCCTTATGAGCAATATGCAAAAAATCTTAAACTTAACGGAGAATCTGGAGGAGTTGAGGTATGAACGAAGAAAACGAGATTAAACCATTTACGATTATGACAGAAAGTGACGCTTATATTAGTGAGCGCATGAAAGATCAACCTCAAAAACTTTCTTCTATCAATGTTGAAACGAAAGATGAAAGATTGGGAATTCACAGACTTTCCTTGCCAGATTATTTTGAACAGTTTTCCCATGAATGTACTATTGGAATTAGTTGTCCTTTTCATGGTTGGAAACAAGAAACTGTAAAATATGATCTTGATAAGGAAATGCCTAGGTGGATTCAGACCAAACACGGTAAATATGTTTTTAGGTGGCTTTCAAAAAATAAAAGAGCGCTTGATTTTGCCATTAATGTTAGAGGATGGTACTTAGTCAATCGCTCATTATTTGAGGAAGCTCCCAAAATTCTTTTTTCCGTGAATGGCGGGATCGAAAATGGTGACTCGATTCTTGGGTTCATGCCTTTTGAAAAGGCTCAAGCTATTCGCAATAGGCCAATTCAAGAAAGTTTAGACCGTGTTTTGTCCGAAGGAAAAAAGCACGAGGGTCACCCAAATTTTTATAAAGCTGATCTTTCTCCTGAAAAATCTGAAGGGGATGATTATGCCCCAACTGATGCTATGCAGGAAGGAAGAGATTTTTAACTTAATTTAATAGGAGTAAATGAACTATGGCTAACGATAATATTTCTCGTGGTCTGGTTCCGGTTAATTGGCCGTTTATCCCTGCCCATTATTACAGAGTTGCAACTGGTAACGATATGTTTTTGGGTGAAATCGTTGATTTGGCGACTTCGGGGTATGTGACCAATGCTTTTGAAATCACGACTGCTGGAATTATTCGAGCTTTAGGAGCTGTTGTCGGATTTGCTGGACCTGGTAAAAAAGGTCTAGCTTGCGACGATCCTTATTTGGATGCGTCCGATCTTACAACTCTTGCTTCTGGGCTTGAAGCCGGAGACAGATGGGTCTTGGTTGCTGATGATCCGAACCAAGAATTTATTATTCAGGCAGATACAGGAGCAACAATGGCTGGATTATCTTCAGTAGGGGAATCATTTCCTCTGCTTTGGAGAGCTACATCTGGTAATACGACATCTGGTTGGGCACTTTTAGAACTTGATGCAGGTTCTAATGCCGCTTCAACAGGTCAAATTGTTGTTAATGTTGGTCTAGCTGATGTTGTTAATGTGGATGGAACAGAAAACACAGCCGCTGCAAATTACGCAAAATGGCGTGTTAAAATTCAAACTCATAGACGCTCGATCGCTGGAGCTGTCTAATTAATGGAGAATAACTAATATGAACAGGACACAATTTAATAAGGTCGTGGTTCCTGGCTTGTTCTCCTTTATGGTGGACAGCTACAAGCCACGCACTCAAGAAGAAGAATGGCGTTCCCTGGTTGGTGCTTGTGGGAATGTTAAATCTTCCAAGAGGGCTTATGAGGAAGCCGCATACTATGCAGGATTTGGAATGGTTGCGGGAAAAGGTGAAGGAGAGCCGATTGTTTATGATGAGCTTGTGCAAGGCCCGACAAAGCGTTGGACTCACCGGACTTTTGGACTTGGATGCCGTATTACGGAGGAATTGATTGAGGATAGTTTGTATCCAGATCTTCCGACTGAGATGGAATCCTTTACAAGAGAACTTGGTGTTGCCGCACGTGAGACATTAAATGTTCTTACATTTGATGTTTTTAATTCAGGAACTGCTACAACGAATCATACAGCAGGAGATGGCCTTGCTATTTTTAGTGCATCTCATACTCTACTTCGTGGCGGAACGTGGTCGAATTTGATCGCTCCCGCTGCTGATTTGTCAGCAACAACACTTCAAACTGCTCTTGATAATTTCGAGAATCAAAAGGATGACACAGGGAAATGGGCTAGAAACAAAGCTGAATCTATTCTTGTGAATCCTTCTAATGCTTGGAAAGCAAAAGAGCTTTTGAATTCTGGGTATGACCCTGAATCAGCAAATAACTCAGTAAATACTTTAAAAGAAAGAAACTTAAAACTGATTGCTACGCCTTATTACACGGATACGGATGCTTTTACGCTTCTTAGCAAACCATCCCATAATAATGCTGGGCTTATCGCTTTTCTTCGTCGAAAAGTTACCTTCGGAAAAGATGGTGATTTTGATACGGGAGATGCGAAGTTTAAAGTTACTTTTAGATACAGTATTGAATTAAATCGTCCGTCGAATATTTATCATTCGGCTGGCGCATAAACCAAAAGAGATTGATGATGGGAGGGGAACTAAAAACCCCTCCCTGCATCTCGGAGGAAAATTAAATGGGTGATACACGTTTTAAGAATGGATTGGCATTAGGTTCTTACAACAACTTTTACGCTACAACTGCTGGAGTATTTGCTCAAGCAGATACAACTCCTGATGTTACAGACGGAGTTTTATTTTATTCAAATAATACTTCAAATACTACAATTACGCATTTTGATCTTACAGTAGTTGGGGGAGGAGCTGGAAGTAATGCCGGAGCTTTTGAGGGAAAAGTAATCAAAGTTATCTTCCTTGATAATTCTACAGGGCTTGCCAATACTGGAAATCTAAAATTAGCAACATCCGATAATCTTCAAGGAAAAAATAATTGGATTGAGCTTATTTACCACAATTCTGCTTGGATCGAATGTGGAAGAAGTTTGAATCAATCTAATTTTATTACAGTTGATAGCAGAACTTGGTTAGTAGCAAGTGATGTTGTCCCAAATGTTAGTACGGGAAATGTCATAATTAGAGGTCGTGGACCTCATGTTACTTTGAACTTAGTTCATGATTCAACTGGGAATTTGGCTTTACGAAGAGCAATTGGTGGATATGATGGACAATTACTGACAATTATTGCTGGTGGTGATTCTCAATCATTAGTGATCGTTAATAGTGCAGCAGCCGATACATTTGTCTGTGTTACTTCAGCATCTTCAACACAGTTTAGATTGGCTACAAGTGCTTCTGTTACATTTGTTAAATACTTGAATAAATGGCATGAGTTAGTTCCTATTTTTTCCAATTCAAGTACTCTTATGTCTACATAAGGAGTTCTTGTGGTAAAGTCTAACAGATTTCGTAAGAGGACTTCTGATAGGTCTGGCTTTGATTATCTTGAACGGGAATTGATTCGAGATAAAGGATCACTTGTAGGAAGTGATGAAAGAGATAACCCTCCGCCGTCCAATATATCTTTGGGTGGCGAGGGGGATATCTCAACTGGAGAATTTTTTCGTTCATCCACATCTACAGACATTGATCCAAACTACGAAAATCCTACCTTTTATATTACGGCATTAGATGGAATCTCTCCATCATTTACTCATCCCTACATGAGAGTAACTGGTTCTAATTCTGCAATTACCATTACAGCCAATCCAAGTATTTTGGCTAGTCAAGAAGGAAATATTTTAACTTTATTTTGTACGGATTCATCCATAACAATTACAAACGGAAATGGAGTTAGTCTTATGGGTTCTGCAACTCTAAGACTTGATTCCGGTTCAACCGTAAATTTTATGTTTAATACAGCAAATAATGCTTGGAACGAAACTTCAAGAACAAGTTCTGATTTTGGGATCGGAGGATAAAAAGTGGCAAATCGAATTTTTGATAATGTAATAGCAATTGATTCCGCAATGGGGAATTTAAATGCTGTGGGCGGAACAAGCTCGAACATTACGACATTTAATGTTTCAGCAATAGCATTTTTAGCATCTTCTACTTTGGGGGCTTGCGTCATAAGTGGGGCAAGTACGGCAGACCATATTGTAAGATTCGGGATTATTAACGCTGGTTCGGGAATTATTCATGATCTTCAATACATTAGTTTTGCAAGTCCTTTAAAATTAAGCTCGATTAAGTGTCCAACTTTAACAGCTGGTTCTGCCTGGATTTATCTTGCATGAACATTTATAGACACGAAACTTCACAAACTGTTTTGTCGGGTTCCATAAGCTCCACAACTCTCAATATAAGAGGCGGGCTTTTGAGGCAAGTTCTTATTCGGGCTGGAACTTCCTCTACTGTTTTCAGAGCTGACGTACAAGAGCAGGACGGAATAACTGTCTTAAATTACGGATACCATGAAGGTGAAATAAACGATACAGGCGGTTCAAGTGCGTTACCACTTCCTGTATTGGGTAATTACGTAATAAACATTACAAACGCAAGTAGGGATGATTTGTTCGATGTTCGGTTACTCATTCAAGAATAAATGGTTTAAACGAAAATCTGATTTGGAAAAAGAGTTTCTTGAAAAAGAAAATGAGCTTATTAGGTCACTTACCCAACATTACGATGATTTAGAAAAATCATTAGTTAATCAGAACTTAAAAATAGAAAGAAGCAAAACAGACTTGGATGATTTGGAAAAAAGAGTTCTTGATCGTAAAAAAGAACTTGAGAAAGCCAATGATGAACTCAAGACTCAGATCAGGCTTATTGAGGCTAAAGCATCCCCAGATTCAGTATGGATTCAATCATTTTCACATGGATTTTCTAAAGCATGGGATATGATGATTCCTATTATGACTGAAGGTATCGAAAAAGTAAAAGAAAATATAAGAACTGAGGAAATTGACAAATCTTTAATTCGTGTTAATCCAATTGTTGAGGATCGCTTAAAAGCCCTCCAAAACTACAAAGCAATCGAATCCTTGAAACTTGAAGAAAAGAAAAAAGAGTTTTTTGATAAGATGAATGATGTTCAGAAAAAAGAAGAAAAAGAAAAATATAAAAATTATATAAGTGTTATTGACTGGTTATTGGGACAAAGAAATGGGAACTAGATATTTTAGAACAACTCTTAAAGTTGCGATAGTTCATACTTCAAGATATATTTCAATTAATTCATCTGATGCTACTAAGATTTTAATGACTTCAGGTTCTATTGGAATTAGCATATTCAATCAAGGATCAACTCCCCTTGTTTGGGGAGGAACCAATATTTCTGTTAATAGTGGAAACTATTTATTTCCTGCAGGACGAGTTGAATGGACGGATGTGCAAGATGGATTTGAATTTTATGTAATTTCTGATTCTAACGGGACATTTGGGTTAGCACATATTACGGAATATAGATAGAAATGGGCGAGAGTTTACCTCCTTTAAAGATTGTTAAAGCTGGACAAGCTGATGCTATTCCAGTTTATAGTATCGAACTGTCCAATAATTTAAGTTTTATAAGAAAAGGTGCTGTTGGTGTCGTAATTTCTGCGACAACAGGATCTGGAATAGCTGATTCAATCGTCTATGCAGCAACTGCTAATAAATACGCTGTTTTAGATTTCGCCACAGATTTAATAAATGAGTTTAGGTTAGTTCAGTCTGGTAATTCAGTTACTGTAGATACAACAGGGAATCTTATAATTATCAATGCTGTAACTAATTCTGTAACTGGAGTAGTTTATGCTCAATCAGGAGACACTTTTTTAACGTATGGAGCTAGTACAAATCTTACAGCTGAACGTATTATCGCAGCATCTGATAATATAACCATAATCTCCAGTGGAACAAGTTTCTTAATATCAGCAAATACAAATAATATTTCCAATCTTATTTCTGCTGAATATTTAACTTATGCAGCCAATGCAACATTGAGTAGTGAAAGAGTTATTGCGGCATCTGATAACATAACAATAGTTTCATCAGGCACTTCTTTTTTAATTTCTGCAATTACAAACGCTCTTGGTACTGGAACAGTAAATACAGGTTCGCAAAATTACTTAGCATTTTATCCAACAGCTGGAACTACTGTAGATGATGTAACAGTAAGTGTTTCAACTGGAAATGGAGTAGCCCCATTTAATGTAATTATACTTACATCTCCAGCAGCATCTTTAACTAATGGTGATTTCTGGTTTGAATCATCTAGTAACAAACTGTATCTAGCTTGTAGAAGTACAAACTCAACTTATTATGTGGAGCTTGGTTCATAATGGCAACAACTATTCATATCCCGATGGCTTTACTTACAGTAGAGGTTAATAGTGGAAATTGTTTTTGGACTGCTAAAACTGATCTAACTAATATGGATAAAGCCTACATAAATCACGTTGATTCTGGTAGATCGGTTTCAACATGGTGGATGAGTGTTCCAACTAATGTTAATGCAACCCCAGCTTGGGGACTTGACATAGTTTCTGAAGCAGCTATTAATGGTTCCGCAGGTGGATTTTTAATTTTAAATGTGGATGGTATGAGTGCTGCTCATGGAGAATCGGCTAATACACTTGCTTCTTCTACAACTCAATTAGTTGTTGCTGGAAGTTTTCAACTAAGTACAGCCGGACTTCTAACTATCTCGACAATGGCTACTACTAATTTTGACGCAACTTTAGCAACTTCTGCTACAGATTATTTGAAAGTTAAAATTACAAGAGTCGGGCAATCAGATACTTTAAACTCAGATTGGTATATCTATGATGTCAAATTTAGGTGTAATGTAAATTGAGTAAACCTAGACTTAAACTACAGGCTGTTATTGATACAGAAGCTAATGCGGATACAATCATCACTCAGATTAGGAATGAATTGGTTGGAAAAGATATTTTCGAGGAACATAATTTAAGTTATCAAATTGATGAATCAGGACAGGTTAATTTAATTTTTGACTTTAGATTTAACAATAGGATTGATCGTGATGATATGAAGAATTGGATTAAAGATCAAGCACAAAATAATCCTCAAGTAAAGGATTGGATTCAGTCTGTTACTGTTACTGAACATTTATGTAGTCACGATGATGTTTCTATTAAAGACTGTACTACTACTGAATACGTAAGGTGGGAACGTGTCTAGAAATTTTGATGGACTTGATGATTTAATAAATTTTGGTACAAATGTTCTTCATGATAATCTTGGCCCATTAACATTTGCTTTATGGGTTAATCCTGTAAATGGTGGAGAATCTAATCTCGGATTTATGATGGCAATTCAGAATGATCTAGGAGGATATAAGATTTTTAGATTTAATAATACTGTTGCTGGAAGAACGCAAATCTTAATAGATGGATCAACTGATATTTCTAGGATTACAAATAATTCGGGTTTATTACCATTTAATAAATGGACATTTGCTTCAGCGACTTGGACTGGTTCTAATTTAGCAAGTGATGTTCATATATATTATAATGCAGTTGAACAATCTTATGCAGTTAGTACAAGTGGTGCTGGAATTGTTGCTGATTCTGGAGGTAACTTATTAATAGGAAATAATACAGGAACAACTAGAACTTTTAATGGACAAATAGCTTACGCTCACGTTTATAATAGAATTTTAAGTATTGAAGAAATGAAACAGATAATGTTTTATCCGGGTTCTATAATAAATGGACTTGTTAGTTTTAATCCTTTATTAGGTTCTGCTTCTACTGAACCAGATTTTTCTGGAAACAAGAATAATGGAACTGTAACTGGAGCAATTAAAGGAACTACTGAACCATCCATAAACGGTTTATTCACTATTCCTCATCCTAATTTCTGGTACTCTGCTTTTAGTACAGAAGAAGTTGCTAATTATTATCGTAGACTTTCTATCTTAAACTCAACAAAACTATCAGTTGTTGACAAAACAAAAGTTTCTATTCTTCAAGGTGCTTAATGGCTCATGAACAAATAATTAGATCAGTAGATTTTAATTATACAGGTACAGCATATTCTTTAATTGGAGTATCAAATGATGGAATAACTTGTACTAATTACACTATCTTAGCTAGCGACAACTCTATAGTTATAGTTAAAGGATCGGGAATATT